TATTGTCTATGCGTAAGAACTATGGCTAGTCGTAAACGGGATAAACAACCGCCTAAGACTAAAAAATATTTTCGCTCCACCAAAAGTGGAGCAGGAATGACAAAAGCCGGTGTTGCAAAATACAGAAGAGACAATCCTGGTAGTAAGTTAAAAACAGCTGTTACTGGTAAAGTCAAACCTGGTAGTAAAGATGCAAAGAGAAGAAAGTCTTTTTGTGCACGATCAGCTGGTCAGATGAAAAAGTTTCCTAAAGCGGCTAAGGATCCAAATAGTCGTTTGCGTCAAGCCAGAAAAAGGTGGAAATGTTAATGTCGAGAGAAATTTTTACAGGTTTAACAGTTGCCTTTGGGTTTGGAGTGATGGCTTGGATTGCTACAACTTTAATTAGTGTTGATAAAAGAACAGAAGTTATGGCGTTTAAGGTAGAAGAAAATCATAGTATGTTAAAACCTTTATGGGAGGATTTTATAAAGAGGAGTGCTCATTATGGCAATAACGAGGAGTCAAATACCCATGCAAATCTCAAAACCACCAAGTAAGAAAAAAGGTCATAAAGACTTAGTTTATTTTAAAAGAGGAGGTAAGGCCTCTGCAAAGAGTAAGGGTAGTAAAATCTGTCCTGAAGGTAAAGCGTGGGCGAAAAGAACTTTTGATACATACCCCTCTGCTTATGCAAATTTAGCTGCTTCAAAATATTGCAAAGATCCAAATTATGCTAAGAAATCTAAGGGTGGCAAAAGAAAAGGTAGAAAAGCATAATGCAAACTCAAAAAAACAAAAAGAAAATTAAAAAAGTTATAAAGGGTTTAAGCAAAGCATCTAAAACACATGCTGCTCAAGCAAAAACTTTAAAAGGTGTTATAGGAAATGGCAAAGAAAAAAGACCCAAAAATAGGAACAGGAAAAAAACCTAAAGGCACGGGAAGAAGATTATATACGGATGAAAATCCAAAAGATACTGTTGGTATAAAATATGCCACTGTGCAAGATGCAAGAGATACAGTTAAAAAAGTAAAAAAAATAAATAAACCATTTGCTAGAAAGATACAAATACTTACAGTGTTAGAGCAAAGAGCGAAAGTTGCTGGTAAAAATCAACAAGCTAACATTGCAAAGAAGGCAAAACAAGTTTTAAGGAACCAAAGGAAAACGTGATGGGTGAATTAAAAAAATGGTTAGATCAAAAATGGGTGAGGATAGGAACAGATGGTGAAATTAAAGGTGAGTGCGGTACTTCAAAAAATAAAAAACGTCCTGACAGGTGTCTTCCAATGGCTAAAGCCAAATCGCTCTCAAAAGCAGAAAGAGCAAAAACAGCCCGAAAGAAAAAAAGGGAAGGGTCGAAGGGGAAGACCGTCGTTAAAAACACAAAAAAAGCAACGGTCAAAAACATGAATGATGGTGGCGAAGTTACAACTTCAAAAAGAAAATTTAGAGGTAAGCCAATAAAAGGCACTGCTGTGGCAAGGGGTTGTGGTATGGTTTTACCTAATAGAAGAAAAAGAACTAAAGGTGCAGTTACTCAATTTTAATCTTCATCAAACAAAAGGAGACTTACTATGATGAAAAAACGTGGAATGAAAAGCAAAGGGTATCGTAACGGTGGAAAAGTCATGAAACCCAAAGGTATGAAGAACGGTGGAAAAGTCATGAAACCCAAAGGTATGAAGAACGGTGGAAAAGTTGGTGCTAAAAAAATGACCATAGCAAAACTTCGGTCAGAAGCTAAAAAGTTAGGTTACACGATTAAAAAATCTTAATGCCATTTTTACAAAGTAACATTCCGTATTTTAAATGTTGGGTTCGTAAAGAGTATACACATAACCATGAACAATATCACGGGGAGTTTTTACACGCCATGGCGATTGCAGTCACTTCAATCCCTAACAGATGTTTAAGTTTTCAAGTAATATTTACTGGGAGTGAAGCTGACGGTGAGCCAGAAGATACTGTTCATGGAGGTGCAATGTGGGCACGAATGCCTATTACTGGACTTGTTGGAGATATACCTTTAGAAGAGTGGCCTGAACCAATGGAGACTTACGATGCACAACCATGGGATTGTTCTTCTCATACTCATGCAGTTTACGTTATGGACCGCACTACACCATGTCCTTGGTTAGCAAAAATAAACGGAGAGTTTTTCCCAGCAAAATATTTGTTTACAGTTGATTACACTGATAGTGAAATAGCTGATGATCCTGCGCAACATAAACAATCACATGTTTTGCAGTTACTTGATGCCGATAAATGGACAGGTAACATAGTTGCGTTACCTAACAACAGAGTTCGAGTAACACACCCAGCTTGGTTTGCAACAGGACAAGGTGCTCCTGATTTTAAACCTTCTCAACATTTACACTATTCAAAGTCTGATTTAGACTATACATTAGATGTAAATAGAATTTTTGATAACTTGTATAAAGAATAGGAAAAACTATGGCTACTTCCAGTTCCAGAGATTTTGAATTAGATGTCGCTGAGATAATTGAAGAGGCATATGAGAGATGTGGTTTAGAAGTACGAACAGGTTATGATGCTAAAAGTGCTCGAAGGTCTTTAAATCTTATGTTTTCAGATTGGGCTAATAGAGGCCTTAATCTTTGGACTGTAAATTCTAGCACCGTTACACTTACTTCCGGTACATCTACTTTGACATTAGCAGGTGACGTTGTTGATGTTTTAGAAGTTTATGTAAAAAGAGATGATACAGATTATACTCTTCAAAGAATTAGTCGTGGTGAATATGCAAATATTCCTAATAAAACAACCACGGGTAGACCAAGCCAATATTACTTTGATAGACAAATACTTCCAACTATTAATTTATGGCCTAGTCCTGAAAACTCCACAGATCAACTTACTTATAATTATGCTCGTCGGATTCAAGATGTAGATACTTTGGTTAATACCACTGACATGCCTTTTCGTTTTTATCCTTGCATGATAGCTGGTTTGGCTTATTACACAGCTTTAAAAAGATCGCCACAAAGAGTTCAAATGTTAAAAGTTGTTTACGAGGAGGAGTTTCAACGTGCGTCAGATGAAGATGAAGATAGAACTTCTTTAAAATTACAACCAAGCATTGAATTTTTGAGGGTTTGATGAGATTTGCAAGTGGTAAAAACGCATATGGTATTTCTGACCGATCTGGATTTAGATATCGTTTACGAGATATGCGAAAAGAGTGGAACGGTTTTTTAGTTGGTAATGATGAATTTGAACCAAAACACCCTCAATTATTTAACCACAAAAATTTAGCAGATCCACAAGCTCTTAGAGATTCTAGACCAGAAACCGCTTTAGAGCAACAACGTAATATACAACACGGTTTTAATCCAGTGGGATTTAGAGATCCAGTGGGATTACTAGAAAGTAATTTAAAGTCTTTTGGTTTTGTGGGATCGGTTACAATTTCTGGTTCTGTGACAACCTCAGAATCAGAATCAGAATCAGAATCAACTTCAGAGTCAGAGGAATCAAGTTCTACTACAAATGTAAGTGTGACGCTTTCAATGAGCAGTATGGCTGGTTCTGTTGGTTCTGTTACCGTTACAGAGCCAACATCTGTTGATACAACTTATACGGTCACGGTAGCATCTTACTATGGATCAAATTACTTTTATATTGACAGTTCTAGAGCACCAACTTTATCTTTAACCGAGGGTAATACATATAGATTTGATCAATCTGATGCGAGTAATTCAACTCACCCATTAAGATTTAGCACCACATCTAACGGCACTCATGGAGGTGGTTCTGAATATACTACAGGTGTGACAACTAATGGAACACCAGGTTCTTCTGGAGCGTATACACAAATAACAGTAGCGTCTGGTGCTCCAACACTATACTATTACTGCACCAATCACAGTGGAATGGGAGGTCAAGCAAATACACCATGAGTTTTACATTCGCAACACTAAAAACAGCCATTCAGGATTACACTCAAAATGATGAGACGACATTTGTTTCTCACCTTGGCATGTTTATTCGATTAGCAGAAGAAAGAATTTTAAAATCTGTTCAATTAAATGTTTTTAATAAAAATGTTTCTGGAAACATGACTTCTGGCAACAAGTATTTAGCCGCTCCCTCTGATTTTCTTACACCATTTTCTTTAAGTGTTACAAACAATAGTAACATAGAGTTTTTACAATTTAAATCATTAGAGTTTGTTCAAGCTTACACTCCCGATTCATCAACAACTGGTACTCCCAGATATTATGCACAATTTGATTTAGATAATTTTATTGTCGCACCAACTCCAGATAGTAGCTATGTGGTTTCTTTTAGTTATTTTTATAGGCCTACGAGTCTTACAGCTGGCTCTGACTCAGGAACAACTTGGTTAAGTGAGAATGCAGAGTTAGCTTTATTATATGGATCGTTATTAGAGGCTTATACATTTATGAAAGGAGATCCAGATTTAACTTCTTTATATAACAGTAGATTTATGGAGGGACTTTCACGACTTAAAAATCTTGGTGAAGCTCAGGAGGTTACTGATCAATATACCTCTGGGGAAATTAGAAAGGCTAAAACATAATGCTTACTGACCCCATAGGATTAACAGTTGGTTCTGTTGGTGTTCAAACCACAAACAATAGAGGTTTTACTCCAGAGGAAACAGCAGAACGATGTGTAAATAAAATCATAGGCATATCGGACAATGCACACCCTGCAATACGAGATCAGGCTCGTGCTTATCGTAAAGAAATGGAAAAAATAATTGCAATTTATATGCGACAGGCTATTAAAAGTGATAGAACTACTGTATATAATGCTATTAAAGATTCAGGAAACCCGAAACTAGCTGAATATATAAGGAGAATGTAATGGCTTTTACTGGAAACTTTCTGTGTACCTCTTTTAAAAAAGAGCTTATGACAGGAACACATAATTTTACCGCAACAACAGGTAACACTTTTAATATTGCTTTGTATGATAATAGTGCTTCTTTTACAGCAGCCACTACCGCTTACACTACAAGCAATGAGATATCTGGAACAAACTATACTGCTAAAGGAGCAGCACTCAATCCTGTTACTCCAACAACAAGCGGAACCACTGCTTTAGTTGATTTTGCAGATGAAGTATTTAGTAATGTAACTATATCCTCAGTTCGAGGTGGGTTAATATTTAATGATACGGCAACAGGAGATCCTGCTGTTTGTGTTTTAGATTTTGGTGCGGATAAAGCAGCAAGCTCTGGAGACTTTACTATAGTTTTTCCTACGGCTGATGCGAGTAATGCGATTATTAGGATAGCTTAATGTCAATAAACAATGTCGTAGCATTTCAAGGTTGGAATAGTTCTAACAGGGCTTGGAACACAAGCACTTGGAATGGCGACGTTGCGTATACTGTTACTGCTACAGGACAAATTGGTTCAGCAGCGGGTATTACAAATATTGGTGTTGCTGTTACAGGACTTGGAGCAACCGCATCTCTAGGTAATATATTTTCTACAAATACAGCAGTTACTGCGACAGGTAGTGTTGGTTCAAGTACGGTTACAGGAGATGCAAATGTAACAGTTACAGGTGTTTCAGGTACAGCTTCCGTAGACTCCTCTGCGGTGTCTATTACAGCAGATTCCAATTTATCGGTCACAGGGGTTGCAGGTACTTCAGCTTTAGGAAGTATATTTACAACGAATGTAGGTTTTAGTAGCACTGCTTCTGTTAACAGTGCGACAATTTCTGCAACTGGTGATGCTAATATATCAGTAACAGGAGTAAGTGCCACAGGACAAATTGGTGCAGGAACAGGAGAAGTTTTTCCAACGTGGGGTCAGATTATACCTAGTCAAACACCAAATTTTAGTACAATATCTCCTAGTCAAACACCGTCTTGGGAAAACATAGCAGCATAAGGATGGACGAATATGGCAAGTGTATACACAAATGATTTAAGATTAGAAGAGATAGGTTCAGGTGAACAATCAGGAACGTGGGGTGATACAACCAATACGAACCTAGAACTTATCGCAGAAGCCTTTGGGTATGGAACAGAAGCTATAACCACTAATCAAGACACACACACAACAACAATAGCTAATGGAGCCTCCTCTGAAGGTCGGCATATGTATCTAAAATACACAGGTGCGCTTGATTCAGATTGCACGATTACTTTAACAAATACCGCAGGAGATTTTACTGTTTCTAAAGTGTGGATAATCGAGAACGCCACAACAGACTCAGGTTCAAGTGGTCCTTATAATATTATACTTACGTCTGGTAGTGGAGCTAATATTACAATACCCAACGGTCATAGAAAAGTTATTTACACGGATGGCGCAGGGTCTGGAGGAGCGGTTGTTGATGCCTTTACTAATTTAAATGTACCTAGTCTTTTTATTAAAAATCCCGGCACAGGAGACGATAGCACTGCTTTATTAACTCTACAAACAACAGAATCTGATATTGCTGCTGATGATGTTTTAGGTAAAATATCTTTTCAAGCTCCGAATGAAGGAACAGGCACAGACGCTAATTTAATTGCAGCAGCTATTCAAGCGAAGTCAGAAGGTGACTTTAGTTCGTCAAGCAATGCCACCAGTTTAGAATTTATGACAGGAGCTTCAGAAGCAGCAACAGCAAAATTTGCTATAGCTTCTGACGGTTCTTTATCAACTCCAACAGCAGGAACATCTAATGTAAGGTTTGGTGTTAACGCAGGTAACTCTATAGC